GAAGATTGATTTGGATTTTCTGTAGAAGGTCTTGAACCTGCTGTTGCTTCTCGTTCAGATCGGCAAGAGTCTCTAAGACTGCTTCACGTTCCTGCTGGACTTTAACACTACCAGATTGTAACTCTGTTGCCTTTGCCTTTGCCTCGCCAAGTTTCCTCGACTTGAGTTCCTCGCCGATGTCCTGGTCGCACGTCGGGCAGTGGTCGTTTTTCTCATAGAACTTGGTATCCTTAACGAGTGATTTGATCTTAGTGTTAAACTCTGACTCATATGAGTTCAGGGTTGCGAGGGTTTCGTTTGCTTTCGTAATTTTCGGCGTAATCTCGCCGCTAACAGCATTCGCCAAATCCTGATTCTCGAAGTTTTCTTGGACGAGTCTCTCAACTTCTTGCGTTGTCTCTTGGATGTAGGTTTCTTTCTGGTTTTTAGCGTCATTGTTTATCTTAGAAATATCACGAATGTATTTCTTCTGTGCCTCTTGCTTAGTGTCATTGATTTCAATAGCGTGAAGGATATGGTTGGTCTGCTCTCTCAATGCTGCTTGCTTCTCCCGAAGGATCTGGTTCATCTTAGAGAACACACCAATGTCCAGCAGGTCTTCAATCACCTCACGACGGTTCAAGGCAGACAACTGCATGAACGGAACGAAGGAAGAAGAACCAAGCACGACCACCTGATGAAAAGTCTTGTGCGTAAGTTTGAGGATGTTCTGCTCGAGAACTTTCTGATACTCTTTGTTGTGCGAGTTCTGGTTCATCAACGTGCCGTCGACAAAGATCTCGAACTTGACAGGTTTGTACCCACGGATAACCTTGTACTCTTTGGCACCGACCTTGAATTCAATCTCAGCAACCATGCCCTTGCCGTTGACAGAGTTCACCAGTTGAGGTTTGTTGATGTTACGGTGTGCCTTGCCGAACAGGGCAAACGAGATGGCGTCGAGCATAGTCGACTTACCAGCACCGTTCTGTCCAACAATCAGAGTGTGACTGCTACGGTCCAGTTGTATCTCTGTCCAGTTGTTACCAGAGGACAGGAAGTTTCTATACCGAACTTTATTGAATGTAATCATTAAGAAATCTCTAACGTTTGTGCTTCAGTCATCAGGTCGTTCATCTGAACCTTGATGCGGTCTTTATCCAGAACAGTCTCGACATTGTCCACATACTGGGAAAGTAGTTCGTGGGTGTCTTCAACTTCAAGTCCTTCATCACCGACATTCTCACCGATGAACTCATTGAAGTTCTCTTGGATCTTCAACTCATAGGTATTGCGTTGTTGGATGCGATCCATCAGGCGGTCGAACGAGAAAGGGTCAGTCTTGTTGATGACAATAACCTTCACGAACTTCTCGTCGAAGATCTCAGTATCCATCTCACTGTAGTCGTTCTTCGAGTCATCATAGTAGAACTTCTGGAACAACC